TTCGTAGGAAACCCCGACAACCAAGACGAGATGGTCCGTCTCGGGCTATCTAAGGCCCGTCCAGCCCCCTCTGAGGTCCTCGAGGACCCAACCCCCCCAAAAAAGGCGAAGGCCACTCCTGAGCCAAAAAACGAGCCCCCCAAGGGCGAATAAATCCGATATTGATCGGCCAGCACAGTTCCTCTACTTGATGTAACTGTGCTAGCTGACACCAATCAGCTCAAAACTCAGCTCAAATCGAGGAAAAACTCTCATGAAAAAGCGATCGAAAATGAACTGCAAATCCTCCCGCCGCAATTTCCGCTCCGGAAACGGCGTCAAAAAGAAAAACTTCACGGGCAATCCAATGCGCGGCGGCATCCGGCTCTAGGCGTGTGCCGTGCTATTCTCCCCTCGAGTGCTATCGCCTTCCTGGCGGCGGTGGCGTCACCTTCAACCGTCGCCTCTCCTACCCGGAGTTGGCCATGTCTCTAAACTGTGGCCAGTGCATCGGATGTCGCATCGAAAGGTCCCGTCAATGGGCCGTGCGATGCGTCCACGAAAGCCAGATGCACGATGAATCTTGTTTCATCACTCTGACCTATGACGATGACTTCCTCCCCTATGGCGCAAGCCTCCACAAACCCGACTACCAAAATTTCCTAAAGCGGCTTCGCAAAAAGCACTCAGTCCGCTTCTTCCTTGGAGCCGAATATGGCGACACAACCCAAAGGCCGCACTATCACGCTATTCTCTTCGGATGGCGTCCTGACGATCCGGAGCTCTTCTCCGAATCCGCCGATGGAATCCGTCTCTACACCTCCCCTACCCTCACCCGTTTATGGGGGATGGGTCACGCCACTTTCGGCGACGCTACCTTCGACTCTGCGGCCTACTGCGCTGGCTACACGCGCAAAAAAATCACAGGCGACCAAGCCTCCACTCACTACGCTGTTTATGACCCCGACACCGGCGAAATCTTCGAACGCCTCCCCGAGTTCGGCCAGATGTCTCTTCGCCCCGGAATCGGCAAAACCTGGCTCGATCGCTACGGCGTCGATGCCTACCAAAAAGATCAAGTGATCTTGCGGGGCAAGGCTATGAAGCCTCCCCGCTTCTATGACACCCACATCGAGGTCCAGGACCCTCAACTGTGGCAAACCACCAGGCTCAAACGTTCTGTTGATGCCTTCAAAAAATACTCACCACTCACGAAACCCAACCCCGACTATGATCCCAATAGCTCCCCTGGTTCTCAAAAACGGCTAATCACTTCGACCGATTTTCCCGAACGGGCCAGGCGTCAATATTGCGGTCAAGTCATTGCTAAGAAACGCGCAACTATGAAGGACGCGATATGAAAATCTTCTCAATCCACGACAGCCAGGGCGAATACTTTCACCCTCCCTTCTTCGCCAAGACCTCCGGTATGGCTCAACGCATGTTCATCGGATCGATGGGCGATTCCTTCCCCCACCGCGCGGACTTCGCTCTCTATCAAATCGGTGAATTCGACGAGGACACTGGCGTTATCACGCCCCAGGACCCCCTCCGCGTTCTCGCGGGCCTCGCTATCCCGGCCGACCTCGATCCCCGCCTCCCCAACCCTGCAACGCTCCAGACTGAGCCTCAACGCGAAGGACTTTCCTCATGAAATCTGTAATGCAGCACAACTTTTCCCAGGTGCCAAAAGCGGAAATACCGCGCTCCAAATTCGACCGTTCATCCGGTCATAAAACCACCTTCAACGCCGGTGAGCTCATCCCGATCTATGTCGATGAAGCTCTCCCAGGCGACACCTTCAACGCCAAGCTCCACGCCTTCGGGCGTCTTGCTACCCCCATCCATCCCTTTATGGATAACCTCTTTGTCGATACCCACTTCTTCGCCGTTCCCATCCGTCTCATCTGGGACAATTGGGAAAAATTCAACGGCGCCCAGGACAATCCAGGAGATTCGACCGACTTCCTGGTCCCGACTATGGCCGCCCCGGCCTCCACTGGGTATGACAACTTCACCCTTTCGGACTACATGGGTATCCCCACCGAAATCCCCGACCTCGAGCACAGCTCTCTCTGGCATCGAGCCTACAACCTGATCTGGAACGAATGGTTCCGCGATCAAAACCTTCAAGACTCCGTCGTGGTCGATCGAGACGACGGTCCCGACGATCCGGCCGACTATGAAATCCTCCGACGCGGCAAGCGTCACGACTACTTCACCTCCTCCCTGCCCTGGCCCCAAAAAGGTCCAGCTGTTGACCTTCCCCTGGGAACGTCCGCTCCTGTCACTGGCCTCGGTATCGTTAACCCGTCCTGGAACAACTCCCCAGGCTCTCAAAACTTCGCGGGCGGTGTTACCCGCACTCCCGCTTCCTCTGCCAACGTAGACCCCGCGGCTTCTGCCAATGAGGTCCAACTTCACGTTGAGCAGGATCCAGACAATGCGGGCTTCCCCAACATCTACGCGGATCTGAATTCCGCCACAGCTGCGACCATCAATCAGCTTCGCCAGGCATTCCAAATCCAAAAGCTCTACGAGCGCGACGCTCGAGGTGGCACACGCTACATCGAGCTCCTCAAAGCGCACTTCGGTGTCACTTCTCCCGATGCGCGCCTCCAACGCCCCGAGTATCTCGGCGGCGGCTCCATGCCCATCAACATCTCCTCTGTCCCCCAAACCTCCTCCACCGACGGCACCACGCCCCAGGGTAACCTGGCGGCTTTCGGCACCGTCGGAATCTCCGGGCATGGCTTCAAAAAATCCTTCGTGGAACACTGCGTTCTCATCGGCCTGGTTAGCGTCCGCGCTGACCTGACTTATCAACAGGGCCTGAACCGCATGTTCTCACGCTCTACCCGCTGGGACTTCTACTGGCCTGCCCTGGCCCACATCGGCGAACAAGCCGTCCTGAACAAAGAAATCTGGGCCCAGGACCCGGCCAACCTCAACGCTGCCGGAACACCTATCAACGACGATGCCTTCGGCTATCAGGAACGTTTCGCAGAATATCGCTATAAACCCTCACTTATCACTGGGCAAATGCGTTCCAACTTCGCGCAAACCCTTGATACCTGGCATCTATCCCAAAACTTCGCTTCTCTTCCGGCACTCAATGCCTCGTTCATCGAGGACAACCCTCCGGTCGATCGTGTCACCGCCCTGGCGTCAACCTATCCTGACCTCATCATGGACAGTCACATGAAACTCAACTGCGCCAGGCCAATGCCGGTCTACTCTGTCCCCGGCCTCATCGACCACTTCTAACTTTCCCCAGCAAAAAGGCCCCCTTCGGGGGGCCGTCACAATGGGCAATAAATATCGTCGGCGTAGCCGCACTGCCCATCTCAGCAAATAGGACAACCTTTATGCTTGGCCCCATCCTCTCCTTCGCTGGCGGACTCCTGGCAAATCGGTCCAACAGGGCCGAATCCCAGGCAAACCGCAACTTCCAGCAATACAACTCCGACACCGCCTATCAGCGGTCTATGGAGGATATGCGTAAAGCTGGCCTCAACCCTATCCTCGCCTATCAAAAAGGCGGGGCTTCTTCCCCTTCCGGCTCCACTCTCCCCATGAAAAACCCTGCCGAGGGGGTCCCCGCCGCTATCTCTTCTGCCGTGCAGATGAAGCGCGTTCAGGCTGAGATCGATAACCTCGAGTCTCAATCTCAACTCAACACCGAACGCGCAAACACCGAGCAAGCCAACCAGGGCTTGATCAACACCAACACCGCGCTCGCTGGCGAGCGCACCAACACCCAGGGCCACCTCACCGAGCAAGAACGCATCCGCGTTCAAACCGCTATGGCTACCCTGGGCAAAACCCGGATGGATTCGATCGTCGCAGAAGCTGCGGCCGATCGAGCTATCCAACAGGGCAACATTGACCGCTCCGAAATCGGTCAATTCCTCGGCTGGCTCCAACGAGCCAACGAACTAGGCCTGGGCCCGAACCAGGTCATCAACCTCCTGGGCAAACGCCGCCCAGGCCAACCTCTCCCTCCCCTTCCAACGGGTTCACGTCGAACCCCCTCAGCGGCTAATTCCCGCGTTACCGAATAGGACACATCATGGAATTCCAAACCGCCTTTGGCGAACACCGCGTCAGCAACTTCAACACCTCCGGGCCTTCCCTCACGCATCAATCGGAAGCCCCTCAATGCGACATCAACACCATCATGTTGAAATACCAAAAAACCGGGATCATCACCCACGAGAATCGCTACCAGGGACAATACGGCGACTTCACCAACACCCCGACCGATTACCACGAGTCCATGAATGCGGTTCTCGAGGCTCAAGACATGTTCGACAGCCTCCCATCGAGCGTTCGCAAACGCTTCCACAACGATCCCGCATCTTTCCTCGATTTCGTAGGAAACCCCGACAACCAAGACGAGATGGTCCGTCTCGGGCTATCTAAGGCCCGTCCAGCCCCCTCTGAGGTCCTCGAGGACCCAACCCCCCCC